TTAGCTGAAGAATTGGGTTTTATTTGATAGAAAATTGATAGTTTTTGAACCTTGTCAAGTGGTATAATTAGTATAGTGAAGAGTATCGGAAAACTCTTCCCTAGGAAATTAACCGATAAAAAAGCATTGGTAGTACGCTAATTACTACCACCAGCCCGTATGGGCAATGTACATTAAGCAAAGTAATATGGCTGAATAATCGTTTCTAACGCGATAAGGCACTGTTTTATAGGGTTGCGATACCTTTCATGAAATTCGATTGAAATATAATATAAAACAGGTACAAAAGTGGCTTGGCTGCGAGAAGTGGAACTGCGCGAACAGGGGGCGTATTTGCATAAGCAAAAAATGTTTCCACAGGCTTTGGAGTTGAGGCGTAGGTGCTTATATGAAAAGTCCTGAAATTTAGGAATGTATCATCTGTAGTTAGAATATAAGTTGGGAGTTACAGAATCTCTCAGTATATGTATATATACTTATCCACAAGTGTAGCAACATACCCGTCAAGCTGATGTTATACTTTGCTATTATTTTGAATGCAAACAAGGGAAACCTTAGTTTTTTTTATAATCAACCTCTTTGTAGTCCAAGATTGGGCTACTTTTTTAATGCTTATTTATGAGTAAATGAGTAATAAAAAGGTAGTGATACTATGACAAAAGAAGAATATCGAAATTATCTGTGTAAACATTGTATAAGATATAATTGTAAAGAAAATATATGTGAATTAGATAAAGATACATACAAAGTATATAAATGTACTGAATATGTATCTATTTTTATGTGTAATAAAACAAATTGTAGAAAGTGTGGAAGATGTTGATGGAATTTGAAATAAATAATACGACATGGACGATCGAAAAAGTTGATGAAGCAACAATTAATAATGAAATGAAATCAGATGGAACACTAGGAGTAACAATATATAAAAATCAAAAAATAATGTTGCTAAAAGACCAAGCAAATATAATTAAGACTTTAAAACACGAACTAACTCATGTGTGGTTGTATGAGTATGGACATAATCAAAATGACAATAAGACATTTACATACGAAGATGTATGCGAGATTGTGGCGAGTTTACATGATTTTATAAGTGAAGTAGTAGAACAATATAAAGAACAAAATCAATCTTATATAGAAAGATTAAAGAAAAATTACAAAGATGATTATATAGATGCAATAAGATATGCCGTACAGTCACAAAAGGAGAATGAAAATGTATTTAAAAGTAAAAGCAAAGAAAATAAAAAATTTGAGTGTAAAAATAGCTCAAACCAAAAATAATTTGGTTGTAAGTATATTAAATAAAAAAGGATATGAATGTGATAGTTCACAAATAAGTCAAATAAAAGCAAATAGAAAATTAAATTCAGAACAGAAAAAAGTAATATTAGAAAATCAAAACGAGAAAGTATCAAAAATTGGAAGTTACTATGTATGGGAAGCAGATGTTATAGTAAAGATAGTAGACAAAGTAACAGGAAAAGAGGCATAAGACTATGTGGAACATATTTTTAGGAATAATATTAAGTTGTATAGGAGTAATAGCAATAGCATTTACTCTTTTTATTTTTATTACAATAATAGATGTAATGATAAAACAATTTAAAAGAAAATAAAGGAAAGAGAGGTAATCTTATATGACAGATGCACAAAAAAGATTTTGCGATGAGTATTTAATAGACCTTAATGCAACAAGAGCATATAAGGTTGCTTATCCTAATTGTAAAAAAGATGAAACAGCAAGAGCAAATGGAAGTAGACTGCTAACAAAAGCTAACATTCAAATATATGTAGCAGATAAAATAAAAGAACGAGAACAAAGAACAGAAATAACACAAGATATGGTAATAAAAGAATTGGCCAAAATAGCATTTTTAGATATAAGAAAACTATATACAGAAAATGGACAATTAAAAAATATAGCAGACATAGATAGTGATACAGCAGGAGCAATATCACAACTAGAAACTTTAGAAGAGTATGAGGGGTATGGAGATGACAGAGAAAAAATAGGTGATACACAAAAAGTAAAACTATTAGACAAAACAAAAGCTCTTGAATTGTTAGGAAGGCATTTAGGAATATTTAATGACAAAATGGATGTAAATATTAAAGAAAAAGAAGAAAAGAAAAATGCTATATCAGATATATTAAATCAAATGCAAAGTGCCGATGATGTGTAATGTTAAAATTAAGTCAAAAATATAAAGAGTTCTTAAAAACAAAATGCAAGAGAGAGTTTTTAGAAGGAACAACTGCAGCAGGAAAAACAACAGTAGGAATATTCAAGTTTATGTGTATGGTTGCTAATTCTGATAAAAAGTATCATATTATTGCAGGTGATGATGTAGGAACAGTAGAAAAAAATGTAATAAACTCTGAAAATGGTTTACTGGAACAATTTGAAGATATAGCAGAGTATTGGCCAAAAGGAAAAGATAAAATAAGATTACCACATATAAGATATGATACAAATAAAGGTGAAAAGATAATATATGTATGTGGTTATGGTGATAAAAAAAGATGGAAAAAAGTCCTAGGTGGACAAGTTGGCTGTGTATATCTTGATGAAGTAAATTTAGCAGATATGGAGTTTATGAGAGAAGTTACACATAGATGTAAATACATGATGACAACATCAAACCCAGATGATCCATCATTAGATATTTATAAAGAATTTATAAATAAAAGTAGGCCAATACCTAAGTATGAACAAGATTATCCAACAGAATTACTAAAAGAACTAAAAGAACCACATGTGCAAGGCTGGGTGCATTGGTATTTTACATTTTATGACAATGCAGCATTAACCAAGGAAGATATACAAGAAAAAATAGATGCAACACCAATTGGAACTAAGATGTATAAAAATAAAATACAAGGACTAAGAGGAAAAGCAACAGGACTATGCTTTAATTTACAACATAAAAACATAATAACAGTAGAAGAAGCAAAGAAAATGAAATTCAAACTATTTTCTATTGGTTGTGATACATCATACTCAAAAGAGAGCCACGACAAGGTAACATTAGAGGGAATAGGCATAACAATAGATAATAAATGTGTTTTATTGAAAGAAAGAACTTTTAATAATAGAGATAGAACAATACCATTTGCACCAAGTGATGTAGTTCAATGGATAATACAATTCATGGAAGAGTTTAAAAATGAATGGGGATTTGCAAGAACATGTTTTATAGATAATGCAGATCAAGGAACAATAATGGAGGCAAACAAAGCAAAAATACAGAATGCATTAGTATATAATTTTGAAAATGCATGGAAAAAAACAAAAATAATCACTAGAGTTCAACTACAAGAAAGTTGGTTGAATACTGGTGATTTTTTAATTGTTGAAACTTGCAAAGATTATATAGATGAATGTAATAAATATTCATTTGATGAAGATAATCAACCTGAAGATGGGAACGATCACTCAATAAATGGTTGTCAATATGCTTGGTTACCACACAAAAAGAAAATTGGTAATTGGGAAGTAATAAAAAAATTGATTAAAGATGAAAGTGAGGAATAAAAAAATGAAAGTAATGATTAGTCAGCCTATGAGAGGCAAAAGTAATAAACAAATAAGGCAGGAAAGAGCTGAACTAGTACAAAAGTTAGAAAATAAAGGATATGAAGTTGTAGATACAGTTTTTGAAGAAGCACCAGCAGATGAGGATGTTGCAATTTATATGTTATCTCAATCAATAAGATATATAGGAAAAGTGGATGGAATTGTCTTTATGAAAGGTTGGGAAAATGCAAGAGGTTGTAAAATAGAATACTATGTAGCTCAATATTATCACAAATTTATAGCAATGGAGGAATAAAAATATGGGAAGTAAAGAATTTATAGAAAAGTGCAAAGAAATAGTAAAACAATATGCAATAGAACATTTAGATAAAAGTGATAATATTCCAGAATTTGATGTATTTGATGTATGGTATTGCAAAACATTACAAAATCATAAAGCGTTATTAAGTACAACATTATTTGATGGTATGTATTATGAATGTACATATAATGGAGATAAAAAAGAATTATATTTTGATGCTTATAAGAAATTTGAAAATAAATGTATAAAGTTAGGAGAATAAAATGGGAACAGTCAATGACAAAATAAAGAATGTAATAAGAAATTGGTTAGAAATACAACCAAGCGTAGGAGATACAATAACAATACAAGAAACAAATACATTTGAAGGTAACTGTTTTAGAAATCTATTGTGGTATAGAGGAGATGCATCAGAGTTGCATCAATATTACACTCAAACAGACGACTTAATGGGAAATGCAAAATTTTGGGCTGCACAAAGTACAACAGGTGTAAATTTTAGAAAAATACATACTGGATTACCTGCTATGATAGTTGATATGTTAGCAGATATAATTGTTGATAGCTTTAATAAAATAGAAGTTAAAGGAAACAACGAAGCCCAAACAAATTGGGATGAAATAGCAAAAGAAAATGACTTTAAAGAAACATTAAAGCAAGCTATAATAGATACATTTGTGCAATGTGACGGGGCATTTAAAATAAGTTATGATACAGATATAAGTAAATATCCGATAATAGAGTTTTATTCTGGAAAAGATGTGGATTTTGAATATACGAGAGGAAGGATAACAGGAATAAACTTTAAAAATAAATATCCTAAAAAAGATACTTGTTATACTTTGTTTGAAAAATACTCTAAAGATGGCATAAAATATGAATTATATAAAAATGACAAATTAATGAAAGATTACAACTCTATTCCAGAAACAGCAGATTTAAAAGAACCAACAAATACCAAATTTATGATGGCTGTGCCTATGATGTTCAATAAATCAAAGAAATATAGAGGTAGAGGCCAAAGCATATTAGAAAAGAAATTAGACGCTTTTGATAGTTTTGACGAAGTATGGAGCAAATGGATAGATGCATTAAGAGATAACAGAACAATAACATATATTCCAGAGGATCTAATACCAACAAATGAAAATGGGGATTTATTAAAACCTAATACATTTGATAATAGATATGCTAAAGTAGGAAGCACAACGTCAGAAACAGAAAGTAGCAAAATTACAAGAGAAAAGGGAGATTTTGATTATGAAGGAATGTTACAATCATATATAACAGCATTAGATTTGTGTTTACAAGGATTAATAAGTCCTAGTACTTTAGGAATAGATGTAAAAAAGCTAGATAATGCAGACGCACAAAGAGAAAAAGAAAAAGCAACACAATATACAAGAGGAAAAGTAATAGACGTATTAGAAAAGGTTATTCCTAAACTAGTTACAATATGCCTGAAGACATATGATTTAGCACAAGGAAAAACAGCAGGAGAATACGAAGCAATAGTAGATTTTAAAGAATATGCTAATCCAAGCTTTGAAGCAACAGTGGAAACAGTTTCAAAAGCTAGGCCTGGGCAAAACGTAATGAGTATTGAAAAAATAGTTGACACAATGTACGGTGATAGTTTAACGAAAGAAGAAAAAGAAGAAGAAGTAAAAAGACTAAAAGAAGAAGCGGGAATAATTGAAAAAGAAGAACCTAATATAATGAACTTACTTGAGTAGGTGATTAAATGCAAGATGAATACGATATAAAAAAAATAATGGAAGAAATAGAGATGCAATTAATTGCTTCTATGAAAAGAACATTGTGGAGTCATGAAGAAGATGAAAAAGCAAAAGGATTTGATTGGCCACAGTGGCAAGCACTGAAAATAAAACAATTTGAAGATTATAAAAAGGCAAATAAGGAAATATTTAATAATAATACTAAAAATTTAAATAAGAATATATATAAAAATATAAAAGAACAATTTAAAGAGGGAGCAAGTAAAACAAAAAAAAGTGCTTTAAAAGCCGGAGTAATAAAAAAGGATGATTTTAAACTTGGTGGTTCGTTTTTTGGGTTAAATGATAGGAAATTAAATGCATTAATAAAAAGTACAAAATCGGATATAAAAGATGTAAAATATGCAACTTTAAGAATGGCTAATGATCAGTATAGACAAATAATATACAAGGCACAAGTATTTGCTAATACCGGCGCTGGAACTGTAAAGCAAGCCATCGACATGGCAAGCAATGATTTTCTAAAAAGAGGATTCAATTGTATTGAATATAAAAATGGTAGCAGGCATAATATAGCTGATTATTGTGATATGGCGATTAGAACAGCAAATAAAAGAGCTAACCTAATGGGCGAAGGTGAAATGCGTAAAAAATTAGGTAATTCGTTAGTATATATATCAAAACACGGAGGTGCTTGTGATAAGTGCACGCCATGGGAAGGCAGAGTATATATAGATGATGTATGGTCTGGTGGAAAAGAAAATGATGGAAAATATCCGCTGTTAAGTACTGCAATAGCTGGAGGTTTATTTCACCCTAGGTGTCATCATGGTGCTAGTACATATTACGAAGGTATAAATGACGAACCAGAAGAAGTGACTCAAGCAAAAGGACATCGTAATGAAGAAGATAAATATACTCAATATTTGCAACAAAGACAGAAACAATATCAAAGATTAGCAGCAGGAAGTTTATTGCCAGAAAATGTATTAAATTACCAAAATAATGTTAATAAATTGCAAAATCAGATAGAAAGTAGTAAAATAGATACAAATAAAAGTGAAACTATTAAACAATTAGAAAAAAATAAAATTGAATATAATTCTGTACAAATGTTAAATAATAACATAACAGAAGAAGAGATTATACAAAAAATTAGTGGCGGAGATGAAACGAGAGGTTCTTGTTCTTCACTTGCATTAACATATATAGGTAATAAAAACGGATTAAACGTTCTGGATTTTAGAGGAGGAGAAAGTCTGAGATTCTTTTCTACACCACAAAACATTTTAAAAATGTGTGATGAATTAAACATACAATACAAAATGGAGTTAAATTATAACGACAATTTAGGAGCAATGAATTTGTTGAATAAAGTTGAAGAAGGAAACGAATATTATTTGTCAACAGGAGCACATGCAACAATAGTGAGAAAGTTAAATGGAAAGTTACAGTATTTAGAACTGCAAGATAAAACAGACAATGGCTTTAAACAATTTACAAGCCAAACATTAAAGAAAAGGTTTGGGTGTAAACAAACACATACAATACAAGGAATGAAATGCAAAGCAAGAAGTATTTTAATAGATTTAGACGAATTTGAAAACAAAGAAGATTTCAAAGAAATACTTGGATATATCAATACATTAGAAGGTAAACAATTGAAAGGAGCAAATGGAAGTGCAAAGTGATATTTATGAGTTTTATAAAGAAAATACAGAAAATAAAATATGGAAAGTAACTCATTATAGATTGTATGATAAAGAAAAAGGAATTGTCGATGGAAATTTTGATGTTATTATAGGAGAAGTATTATTCAGCTTCGATAAGAAAAAAATATATAATTTATGGACAGATTATCCACAAAATTTTACAAAAGAGGAAAAAGAAATATTTGATAAGGAAAATCCGTATTGGAAAAATTTCTTTAAAAATAAGAAAACCCGAAATGAGAAAGTGAATAAACAATAAAATCAAAATATCTTACTCTTTCGACAAAAATCGACAACATATTATAAGAAAATATTGTATAATTTTTATAGTATAAGGAGATGATGTGTTATGGATACAAAATTTTGCAAATACTGTGGTGAAAAAATACCAGCAGATGCAATAATATGTACTAAATGTGGTAGACAAGTGGAAGAATTAAAACAAGAAAGACAAAATATAGTAATTAATAATAGTAATGTTAATAATAATGTAAATCAGGCGGCAGGAAAAGCAAAAAACAAATGGGTATCTTTAGTATTGTGTATTTTCACAGTGTGCGGACACAAATTTTATGAAGGAAAAATTGGAATGGGAATAATATATTTATTCACAGGAGGATTATTTGGAATAGGGTGGTTAATAGATATAATATCATTATTATTTAAGCCAAATCCATATTATGTATAAAATTTAAGTGCTTACAGAAATGTAAGTGCTTTTTTATATGCAAATTTAGTGTAATGGTAGCACAACAGTCTCCAAAACTGTTAGTAATAGTTCAAATCTATTAATTTGTGCCATAAAGAGTTAGAGAAAACTAGCTCTTTTTTTTATGCCTCAAAACATGTTCTGGGGCTAATCAGATCAGCATGGGGGAATTTTCCAAGGAGGTACAAAATATGGAAAATGTAAAAGAAGAAAACGTAGATACTCAGACTACGGCAGGTAACGATGTTCAAAAAACTAATGAACAGGAAAAAACTGAAAAAAAAGGCGAGGGGGAGAAAACTAAAAAGGTAGCACAAAAAAGTGATGATGGCTCAATAGTTTTCAAAAATCAGGATGAGTTAGACGGATTTATTAGAAGAATGTATGCGAAAGGCGCTGAAAAAGCAGAACAAGGTGCAACTTCTAAACAAGTTCAAGAAGCTCAAAATAAGCAAGAGGATAAAGGACAAGAAGAACAAAAAGAGACTGCTCAAACAGACTATACTGACAAAGTAGCACTTGCTATGGCCAAAGCTGGTGTAGATGTCAAAAAAGTTGAAAGAGCAGCAAGATTAGTTGATATGTCAAAAGTTCTAGAAAACGGTGTATTAGATGCTAAAAAACTAGAAGATGAAATCAACGCAGTAATTTCTGAATTTCCTGAGTTAAAAATAGCAAAGGAAGAAGAAAAAGAAGAAAAAGGATTTAAGTTCGGAGCAACACAAAGTAACTCTGACGAAAATCAAAAAAACAAAAAGCCTGTAGCCACAAAAAGATGGAACAGGTTTAATTCATTTTAGGAGGTAATTAATTATGGCAAATTCATTGAATTATGCAGAGGTTTGGCTTCCAGACCTATTAGAAATAATGGAACAAGATAGTTTAACATCACCATTTATAACATCAAACGTTAAATGGGTAGGTGCTAAAACATTTCATTTTACACAAATGAAGACAAGTGGTTATAAATCACATAATAGAAATGGTGGATGGAATAAAGGTAGTTATGAACAAAATGATGTACCTTATACAGTTACACATGATAGAGATATTGAATTTTTAGTAGATGTAGCAGATGTTGATGAAACAAATCAAACAGCATCAATAAAAAATATATCTAAAACATTCCATAAAACTCAACAAGTTCCAGAGATGGACGCATATTTCTTTTCAAAAGTAGCAAGTGAAGCACAAAAATTAACAGGGTATCATAGTTCTACAGCTGAATCAGAGTGGACAAAAGCAAATGTATTTACAAAATTAAAAGGTATGCTTAGTGCTGGAAAATTAAGAAGATATGTAAAAAATGGTTCATTAATTTGTTATGTTAGAAGTTTTATTATGGATTTATTAGAACAATCTACAGACTTCACAAGAAAAATAGAAATGACACAAATAGCAGAAGGTGGAATTGGTATTGAAACAAGAATAACAGATATTGATGGTGTAACTATTATGGAAGTTATAGATGATGAAAGATTTTATGATAAATTCGATTTTACAGATGGATTTGAACCAGTAGAAAAAGTAACAGCTGATCCAGGCAAAGGAATAGAAGCTGTAACAGGTTCTCATAAAATAAATGTATTAATCGCATCTCTTGAAACTGTAAAAACAGTTCCTAAAATATCTAACATATATTATTTTGCACCTGGTTCACATACAGAAGGTGATGGCTATTTATATCAAGACCACTCATTATCTGATACATTTGTTTTCCCAAACGGAAAAGATAATAAAATTGATAGTATATATGTTGATGTTGATACAACTGAATATGCTGGAGAATAGGAGGTCACAATGTCTAAAATAAAAATAGTAAAAGATAATGTATTATTGTCTATCGAAGAGGAAGAATTAGCACAATATGAGGCAAGAGGATATTCTAAATTAGGAGCTACTAAAAAAGTGGCTCCTAAAGATTTAGAAAAAAAATTAAAGAAAATTGCAAAAGTTAATGAAGAATTAACAGCAAAAATAACAAAAGTTGAAGAAGAAAAGACAGAGTTAGTAAAAGTTAATGAGGATCTAACAGCAAAAATTGCAGAATTAGAAAAGAAAGTAAAATAAGAGGTGTTGCACATGATAAATGTTTATGCAACAACTAATGATTATTTCAAATATGGAAATAACATATTTGAAAACGGGGAAAATATAGAAAAATATTTAGAATTAGCTTCTATAGATATTAATAAAGCTACGTTAACAAGAATAGAAAGAAGAGGGTTTGATAATTTAACAAATCAGCAAAAAGATTTAATAATCAAAGCAACTTGTATTCAAGCGGAATATATAAAAGAAGAGGGCACATACGATGATGAAAGCATATCTAGTTATTCGATAGGTGGAGACTTAACTATAAATGAAACTGAATCACAAGATATGGCTGATAAATTAAAAATATCAAAAGTGGCTTTTTCTTATTTAAAAAGAACAGGGCTAACGCCAAGAATAATATGATAAAAAAATTAAATCCAAAACATTTAAAAAGATTATTAAATAATGAATGCGATGTAGTTATATATCAAGAAGGCTTATCAGAAGATGGTGAGCCTTTGACTTCTTTAAACTTAAAAAAACAAAAATGTAGATTTGTTGAAATAACAAAAATTATAATAAGCTCAGATGGAAAGAAAATACAGCTTGTAGGAAAAGTAATATTGCTAGGAGATATAGCACCGAATATAAAGAAGATAAGTGGTGGACAAGTAATAATAAATGAAATAGAATATGAAATTTATCAAGCAAGTAGACCAAGAAATCCGGATGGAACAGTTCATCATACGACATTGGAGTTGATGTAATATGAAGATAACATATAATACTAAAAATATTAGTAGAATAAATCAAAATGCTAGATTAGCTTTAATTGATACATCTGAAGCGATAAAAACTGATATAATTCAAAGCCAAACGATGCCATTCGACACTGGAACAATGCAAAATGATAGTACTTTCACAGATACAAAAAGTAATAAAAAAAATTGTGTTAAAATCGTAGTTGATACGCCTTACGCAAGAAAAGTTTATTTTGATCCTGAATTGCATATAAAAAGAGTTAAAAATCCTAATGCAAAACAGTATTATTTTGATGATTATATTAATGGAATCAAGAAAGATTTACCAATAAAATATTTTAAACAAATGTTAAAAAGGAGAAATGGATAATGATAGCAAGAATTAGTGTATCTAAAATAAGAGATTATTTAAAAACTATTATTACAGATTGTCCAAAATGGTATATAGGCCAAATGGATGAAAATCAAGATAAAGCAATTGCCTTATATACTAATCGTAGACAATTAGAAGATAATTCTAAATATAAAAAGTTGAAAAGTTATGGAATATTACCAGTTACATTACTGTTAAGATGGACTAAAAATTATAATATGGCTGAAATAATGGCCAATAAAATTTATGAACTATTAGACTGTAGTTCTTTTTTTATTGGTGATTATAATTGCTCAATTGAGTGCTTATATAATGGACCTATTGATTTAGGTGCAGATGAAAACAATATTTACAAGTTTTCAATAGAATTAAATTTATTATATAGAAAGGGTGAAAAATAATGGCAACTAAAACAGGAGTATATCCAGTGTATGAAAACCAATTTCAAGTTGGAGCTAGTAAAGAGGCATTAAAAGATATAGCAGATATGGAAAGCTTCTCAGTAAAATTAGATAACGGAGTAGAAGAATGGAATCCACTAGATCAAAAAGGATGGGTTAGAAGATTAATGACTTCTAAATCTGTTACTATTTCTATTTCAGGGAAAAGAAATTTTGGAGATGCTGGAAATGATTATGTAGCAGGATTAGCATTAAAAAATGGAAGAGATGTTGAAGGATGTTTACAATGGACATTTCCAGATGGAGCAAAATTAGTTTTTGAAAATGCAATATTTAATATAACAAACTGGGGAGCTGGAAAATCAACAGAAGTTATTCCGCTAGAATTTGATGTAATGTCAAATGGAAAACCAACATATACAGAAGCAGTGGGAGGATAAAGAGAGTAGGTTTAAACCTACTCTTTATTTTATATTTAGGAGGAATTTAAAATGGCAAATTTAGATATAAGTTCAAAATTAGGACACGAAAAACAAGAAATAACTATAGCAGAAGGAAAAACATATGAAGTGAATTGTGGTGCAATTGCAATGTTAAAAACTGAAGAGTTTTTTAATAAAGGAGAAATTTTAAAGGCTATTGAAACTTTGCTAGGAAAAAAAGCAATAAAAGACATTGAAGATATGAACTTAACATTAAAAGAAATGAAAGTTATTATAATTGCAGCTGCTGCACAAGTAAATGAAACATCATATGAGGAAATGGAAAAACGATTTCCAAACAAGCGATGAACAAGAATTATGGTATGATATGAAAGAAGACTGGCCTTTGATAGAAGCTAGTTTAGCAAAGCAATATGGCATTAGAATTAGAAAAGAAATTGATAATATGAGCTATGCCGAGCTTTGCACTTTGGTTTCTGGATTAATGTCAGATACGCCACTGCGGAAATATTGTTCAAATTCGTAGTGAGGATAATGAAGAAACTCTTAAAAGTTTCACACAAGAACAAAAAGATATAAGATGGAAATATAGAAATAAAATTGCTAAAAAAATTAGCAAAGAAGAATACGATAAAATTATCACTGAAATGCAAAAAGCATTTAAAGAAATGGCTGGTGATAATAAATGATAGAGGTTAGATGCCCAAATTGCAATCAACTCTTAATAAAAGTTGAAAAGTGTAAAGGGGAAATAAAGTGTATACGATGTAAGAAAACAATAAAAATTAATATAGATGAAAAAGACAGAGTGAGCAACACGACTAGTGTTAGTGAGTAGTTAGCCAATACCTGGTTTTCGTAGTAATAAGAAGAAAGGAAGGACAGGTATGAGCACTAACGTAGGAGCTGTTGATTTTGAGTTGCTATTAAATTCTAATCCGTTCAACAATGGATTAAAAAATGCTACAACTTCAATAAAAGGGTCTGGAATAGAAAATTCTTTAAAAAAAATTGGTAAGTTAGCCTTGGCAGCTTTTTCCGTAAAAGCAATTATTAATTTTGGAAAAGAATGCATAAATCTTGGATCAAATTTAACTGAAGTACAAAATGTTGTTGATGTTACTTTTGGAAATTTAAATACAGAAGTAAATAAATTTGCAGAAAATGCAATAACTCAATTTGGTTTAGGACAAACAGTAACAAAAAAATACGTAGGTACTTTTGGAGCAATGGCAAAGGCTTTTGATTTTTCAAATAAAGAAGCATTAGCAATGTCAGAAACATTAACAGGATTAACTGGAGATGTTGCTTCATTCTATAATTTGTCTAGTGATGAAGCATATACTAAATTAAAATCAGTATTTACGGGCGAAACAGAAACTTTAAAAGATTTAGGTGTTGTAATGACACAAAACGCTCTTGATCAATATGCACTGGCAAATGGGTATGGAAAAACAACATCTAAAATGTCTGAACAAGAAAAAGTAGCTTTAAGGTATAAATTTGTATTAGATAAATTAAATATAGCTAGTGGAGATTTTGCAAGAACTAGTGATAGTTGGGCAAACCAAACAAGGGTATTAAGTTTAAGATTTAATGAATTAAAAGCGACATTAGGACAAGGCTTTATTAATATATTTACACCTATTGTAAAAGGAATAAATTTAGTACTTTCTAAGTTACAAGTATTAGCTAATGTTTTTAAATCATTTACGGAAATGATTTTTGGAAATGCTGGCGGAGATGATAACTCAAGTTCTGTTTCAAACTTAGCCTCAGATGCATCAAAAGCAAGTGATGCCGTAAGTGGTATAGGAGATAGTGCTGAAAAAACAAAGAAAAAATTGCTAGGTTTACGTTCAATAGATGAACTTAACAATCTTGGGGATTCCGATTCTGATTCTGGCTCTATTGGTAAAAGTAAAATAGATACTAGTGAAATAGGCAGCTCTATAATTGGTCAAACAAGTTCTAGTATGGATGCACTTATAAATAAGTCAAAAGAGTTAATGAATATATTTAAACAAGGTTTTAAAGAAGGATTTGGTAATTTTGATTGGAGTGAGTTCAAAGAAGATTTAAATGGAATAAAGCAAAATTTAATTGATATTTTTAGCAATTCAGAGGTTAAAAATGCTGCAAATAAATGGGCTAATTCTGTTGTGATTAATTTTGGAAGAATTGCAGGTAGTATAGCAAGTATTGGAGTAACAATTGCTGACAATTTAGTTGGAGGTTTTAATAAATTTTTATCTCAAAATAAGGAAAAATTACAGCAACATTTAGTGAAAATTTTTGATATATCATCAAGAAGTCATGAAATACAAGGAAAATTTGCTGTTACTATAGCAGATATCTTTAGCGTTTTAAGAAGTGAAAATGCAAAACAGATAACAGCAGATTTAATGGCTATATTTACAGATGTTTTTTTAAATATACTTGAAATAGCAGGACAATTTGGAAATGATCTAATGTACATTATTTCAGAACCTATTAATGAAAATAAGGATAAAATAAAACAAACATTAAATGCTATTTTTGAACCTTTGTCTCAAATTTTAAGTACAGTAAAGCAAGGAATACAAGATACTTTTTCTAAATTTTGGGATGTTTATGATATGTATATAAGTCCAGCTGTAGAAAATATAAAAAATGGATTTTCAAGCATTTTAAGCACATGCATAACAGTTTGGAATGATAATATAAAACCAATTTTAGATGAGTGGGCAATAAAATTTGATACTCTTTGGAAGGAACATTTACAACCACTTGCTAATAGTTTTCTAGAATTTTTTGGAAAATTAATCAATGGTCTATCAGAAATTTGGAATACTTGGCTAGTTCCAATTTTTGACTGGATAATAAAAAATATAGTTCCCGTTCTAGCACCAATTTTTAAAGAAATTGGCAATACTATAATGAATGTATTTGGAAAAATTGCAGATATCTTACGAGGATTTTGGAATATTTTAAGTGGAATTATTGATTTTATAGTAGGAATTTTCACAGGTGACTGGGATAAAGCATGGAATGGAATAAAAGACATTTTTTCAGGTATTTGGGAAATTATAAAAGGCGTTTTTGGAGCTGTTTGGGAAGCAATTAAAGGTATTGTTAATATTGCTATAGAGACTGTAAAGTCAAAAATTAAGTTAGGATTAAATGTTATAAAATCTTCATGGGAAAATATTTGGAATGGAATAAAAAGTTTCGTAACTAATATTTGGAATGGCATTAAAAATACATTTTCTGGAGTTGGAAATTGGTTTTCTAATGTATTTCAACAAGCGTATAACGGGATTACTAGAATATTTAGTAATATAGGAAATTTCTTTTCAAATATTTGGAACGGCATTAAAAATACATTTTCTAATTTAGGAACGAGCATAGGAAATGCTATATCAAACGCTGTAAAAAGTGGAATAAATGGTGTTATATCATTAATAGAAAGAACAATAAATCGTGCTATTAGTATGATAAACGGAGGTATTGATCTAATCAACTTGATACCTGGGGTTTATGTTGGTCATGTTCCATCTTTATATTTACCAAGGCTGGCACAAGGTGGATATGTAAAAGCAAATACGCCACAGCTTGCGATGATAGGTGATAATCGACATCAAGGCGAGGTTGTAGCACCCGAGGACAAGCTACATAGTATTATGGCAGAAGAATTATCAAAATTTCAGGGAAATGGAAGTAATAGTGAAGTAATTGCATTGTTAAAAGAAATATTGAAATATTTGAGAAATTCCGGTGGAGATACAGTATTAAATATTGATAATATAGAATTAGCGAGAGCTGTAATCAAAGGAATGAAAGCATTACAAGCAAAATCGGACAAACCAATACTAGATTTTATTTAGAAAAGGAGTAGGAAAATGGCAATATTAAGAATAAATGGGGCAGAAATACCTGCTCCTAAAACATGTAAAATAGGTATATCAGACCAAGACTATAATTCTGACACTGACTCAAATGGAAATTTACATAGAAATAGAGTTGCAATAAAAAGAAAAATATCAAATGAATGGGGACCTCTTACTTGGACTGAAATAAGTAAAATATTAACATCCATAAAGGATGTTTTTTTTAATGTTACTTATCCTGATCCACAAACAGGAAAATTCGAAACTAAAAGAATGTATGTAGGAGATAGAACAGCACCTATTGCAGTTGTGCAAGATGATGGAAGTATTATGTGGGAAGGCTTAACAGCAGATTTTGTAGAAAAGTAGGTGGTTAGATGTATATAGTAAACCCATATTATTTGGAGGCATTATATAAAGAAGATAGAAGAACAAGAGCAAGAATAAAATTAAATGATATTACAATTAATAATGAAAGTATAAAAAGTATTAAATATGATTTGAGTATTAATGACAGTGAAAAGTTTACAATAGGTGGAGTATATGGAGCTACTGTAACAGTTACATTATTGAATTATGAAAATGAATTTGATGATATAAAATTTGAAAATAAAGAATTTAATATAGAATTATGTGTTTCAATAGAAGATTTATATACAGTAGGAAAATTAAATACTGAATTAGTAAAAATATTGAATGCATTAAAGATAAAACAACTATCTTCACTGTGGATTCCACAAGGGGTTTTTTATGCAACTGATATTAAGAAAAATGAAAATAAAACTATTACAATAAAGCTTATAGACAAAACAAAATATTTGGAAGATGAGTATAAATGTAATTTAGTATCACCGTTTACATTAAAGCAATTATATGATGATGTTCACAAGCAAGTACAGATAATATCTGATACAAAAAACTTTTATAATCAAGATAAAACAATAGATAAAGTACCAGAACGGTTACACATATAAACAAATTTTAGGCTATATATCTGAATGTGCTTGTGGGTTTTATATATTAAATAGGTTTGGAAATGGGGAATTAAGGAATTATGGAGTAGACAGTGTTAAATCAATTTCAAAAGGAGAATATAAGCAATTCTTACCATCGGAAAGCTATATTACAATTCAAAAAATAAAATATGCAGGAAGTAATATTATTGGATCGGAAAAAGGATATGTTTTAGAGTTAGAAGAAAAAAATCCTTTTATCGATGATATTATAGCTCAAAACATATTATTAAAAATGCAAGGTTTTACTTTTATAACGTATACATATAAGGCTACCGTTTCGGATTTTGCAGCAGATGTAGGAGATATGTTTGATATAACAAATACTAATGATGTTAAATATTTAACATACATAATGGGAAACGCTTGGGAATTTAATGGAGCTGTTAGTCAAACATGGACTGCAAAAGGTGAAAACGAATTAAGTAATACATATTCATCAAGAGGCCCACTAAATCAGCAAATAGAAAATATTGTAAAAGAACAAATACCTAACGCAAAACAAGAAGCTATAGATAAAGCAACAGAATTATTAACACAATTTAATGGAGGATATGTAGTAAAGAAAAATGGTGAATTATTTATTTCTGATAATCAAGATATAGATAAAGCACAACATATTTGGCGTTGGAACATAAACGGTTTAGGTTATTCTAGTACTGGAATAGATGGCCCATACGGGTTAGCAATGACAATGGATGGAAAAATAGTTGCTGATTTTATTACAACAGGAACAATGAGTGCCGAAAGAATTAATGGTGGCATATTAAAACTGGGTGGCAATAATAACATTAATGGTGAAATACAAGTAGTAGATTCTAGTGGAAATGATCTAGTAAAAATTAGTAAAGAGGGACTAATATTAAGCAATGGTACAAAACTAATAGGTGGAAATGGAGTTTTATCTAATTTTACATACAATACTGGGGAGTGGCAAGAAGTCGGATTCACAGAACCAGTTAATGGGGAAGTATTCAAATTAGGATTAGAAATAGCTGCTTATATTCCAAAAGATTTTGAAATAATATCTGCTTTTATAAACTTATATCATGCTCCTAGGTATTTAACAGCGATTGGGTATGACGAAAATTCACCTAATTCTTGGTGTAATAGTAGAAAAATTAAACTGTATAAAACGCCTGATATAAATAACTTTTACATAAAAGGGGTTTATGCAAGTGAAGGAAATGCTGAAGAAACAACATATGATGAAATATATAATGCTTTTGGAGAAAATGGATTTACAGGTAATATACCAAGTCAAATACCAATTGGAAGTACAGAATTAACAAATACAGTTAGTAAATGTGAAAGTATAGATATAAAAAGTGAATTAGTTTCTGGGAAATATAATTATTTTAAAATAGAAAGTGATGATGATATACCAACATCATTAGTTGAAAGTGTTGAAAAAACAGGACTAATGATGGCAACATTAAACGTTATTGGGTATATGAAATAGGAGGAATGATATGAGTAAATTTACAGACTTTTTAAATTTATTTAAATGGGACTCAATTGCTGATGCTGAAGAAGAATTTAATATAGATAAAGCACTAAATGAAAACTGGGATAAAATAGATACTAAACTGAAAACTTATATAACAAATCTGCAAGCAAATAAAGTTGATAAAGAAGATGGGAAAAATTTATCTACAAATGACTATACAAACAAAGAAAAAGAAAAATTAAATAATATTGAGTCAAATGCACAGGTTAATTTAATAGAAAAAATACAGAAAAATGGTATAGACATAGACATTATAAACAAAATAGTTAATTTAACATTAACAAAAAATGATGTTGGTTTAGATAATGTAGATAATACAAGTGATATAGACAAACCTTTATCAAATGCAGCAATTACAGAACTAGCAAAAAAGCTAGATAAAACATCAAAAGCAACAAGTACTGAAGCAATAGCAGGGACAAATAATACAAAATATACAACACCTTATAGTGTAAAAAGTGCTATAGATAAGGCATTAGAGGGATATACGCCTTCTGGCGGTGGCAAAAAAGAAGTAGGATATGCTGATGAACAATTAGAGGGAACAGAAGTAATATTAATAGAAGATAGTGATTTTAATGGAGAAAATTCAGTTGAATTAGCAAAAGTTGAACAAAACTTAACTAGCAATAGTGAAAATACAGTACCAAGCGTGAAAGCTGTAAATGATGGTATTAAAACAAACATAATAACAGGACAAGAAGTTGCAACAAATGAATATGTAGATGGAAAAAGAGTATATTTAAAAAGAATTGAATTTACTTTGCCTACAACATTAGGCACATGGGAATCTATTGCACAATTAGATAATACAGTAGATACAATTATATATAAAGAATTAAGATTTAAAGTTAATAATGAAGAATATGATATTCCTTA